AGGCCGCTGGCCGGCGACACAGCAGGAGTTGGCCGAACAATTCCTTGGCCTGCGATCCGATCGGACGATCCGAAAATGGCGCGGCTTAAACCCGAAGATCGACGAACGAGTCATCACGGCCCAGGCCGAGCCCCTGCTGCGGCACCGGCGCGATGTATTCGAGGCGCTGGTCGAGATGGCCGCGCTACGCGATCCGGGCGCGCACGGCGATCGGAAGCTGTTTCTACAGATGACAGGCGACTATCGTCCGCGCGAGGCGATCGAGTTGAGCGGCCGAGATGGCGAGCCGATCGAGACGATGGAGCTGGGCTACCTGGCGCAGCTCTCCGAGGAAGAGATTGATCAGCTCATCGTTAATCTCGAAGAGATCCAAGGTGCGGTTGGTCGCGGCACTGCTGGAAAAGCGCCGGCGACAAGTCCGGCCGGCGGCGGGGCTCGACCTGCTGACGTGGATGGTGCTGCACCGAAGAAAGCTGCAACCCGGCGTGCCGCTTGATATGGCACGCCATCGGTATCTGGTGGATATTTACAACGAGACTGCCCAGCGGGTCGTGCTCTACAAAGCCGGTCAGATGGGTGTGTCGGAGTACCTTGTGAGTTATGCCCTGCACGCCGCCGATCAGCGCCAAGCGACGCCGCTCTATGTTTTCCCGACTGAGAGCGACGTGAGTGATTTCAGCTCGGCGCGCATCGGGCCTGCGATCGAGGCCAGTCCGTATCTGAGCAGCATCATTATTGAGGGCGCGGCCATCGGCGGTAAACGTGGCGCCGACCGGGTGACCCTCAAGCGAGTCGGCGATCGGTTTCTATATCTGCGTGGTGGGAAAGTTGACCCGGATGGGACGGCGACACAGTTGAAATCGATTGCTGCGGATGTGCTGATCCTCGACGAGGTAGACGAGATGGATCCGCGCGCGCCGGCGATTGCAGAGAAGCGGCTCGGGCACAGCGACATTGCGGAAGTGCGCGAGGCGAGCACGCCGACGTACAGCGGCCGCGGTATCCACGCCGGGTGGCTGAAATCCGATCAGCGCGAATGGCACGTGCGGTGTGCGCATTGCGGCGAGTGGCAATCGCTCAGTATCAACCAGGTGGTCGTCGAGTGGGACCAGCTCGGGCGGCCGGTGCGGTGGCATGGCCAGGCCGAGAGCCGGGCATGGGTCGCATGCCGGAAGTGCGGGCGTGAGGTCGATCGGGTGAGCGCAGGCCAGTGGATCGCGGCGCGGCCGGGGGTGGATATCGCCGGCTATCACCTGACGAAGCTGTTCAGCCCGGCGACGAGTCTCCTCGACGTGGTTAAGGCGCTGGATACGGTCGACGAGACGCGGCGCAAAGAGGCGTTCAACCAGGACCTCGGCGAGCCGTACACGCCGCGCGGCGGGAAACTCACCGAGACGATGTTGGACGATTGCCGGCGCGAGTATGCCCACGGGCCGCGTAAAGGATTAGCCTGCTGGATGGGCGTGGACGTGGGGAAGATGTTGCACGTGGTGATTCGCTCCTTTGATCCGGAGGCCGGAGAACGGCCGCAGATCTGGGCAGGGGGCATTGAAAGCTGGAAGGAATTGGGCCACACCGTGCAGCGCTTCAATCCGACTGTGATCGTCATCGATGCGCTACCCGAGACAACGAAGGCGCGCGAGTTCCAGGCCGGCTTCGCGTCGGGCCGGGTGTGGCTGGCTTATTACACTCAGCAGAAGGTCGGCACGAAGCACATCGAGCCGCAGCAGTGGTCCTGGGACGACGGCGTGGTGAATCTGGACCGCACCCGCACGCTGGATGAGATGTTCGCCGACGTGGTCGCCGGCGTCGCGACGCTGCCGGCGCACGCACGCGACATCCGCGATTATTACGATCATCTGCAGGCCCCAGTGCGTGTGCTGGAGGCCGGCGCGGGCGGAATACAGGTTCCGCGCTATGTCGAGAGTGGGCCTGACCATTTCGCACATGCTGAGAATTATGCCCGCGTGGCGGTGAGTGCGCCGCGCGGAGAGCGGACGGCCAGTGCGGAGTCACACGTTGTTTCGGCGCAGGATTTGTTTGGCGGGTAGGGTTGGGAAACAAGGAAACAGGAATGGAAGGAAACCAGGAAACAGGGACGGAAGGAAGTAGTGCCGGTTATCGGACTTGTCGGCAGCAAATGAGGAGGCATTGAGATGGCACTGACTATCAATCGAAGCCGGATCAGCGATACGGCATGGGGCGACGTCGACAAGACGGCGCTGGGCAATAAGCTGGCCACGGCGTATGCCGCGGGCGACGCGACGAAGGCGCAGATCCGGTTTGTGTACCTACACGTGCCCGACGAGGCGTTCGGCAAGGACGCGGACGGCGAGCCGGAATTCTCGTACACTAAGGCGAAGCTGCCAGTGTGCCAGGTCAGCGGCAGCGAGATCGTGCTGAATCGCAACGGGGTGCATGCGGCGGCGAGCGCGCTGGCCGGCGGGCGCACTCCGCCCGACCTGAGCGGGTCCGAGATGGCGGCGGCTAAGCGAAAGCTGCGCGGGATGTATCGCAAGCTGAAGGAAAAGACGCCGGACTCGATGAAAGAATCTACCGTGCTCCGCATCGGGCGGGGCACGCCGATCGAGGAGAAGACCAAAGGCTCGCTCGAATACACGCTCGAAGAGATTTGGCGTGCGTTCAAGGCACAGTTCCAGGAAATGTCACCCTACGGCGAGATGTGGTGCCCCTACTCCGTCGAGGACACCTTCGTCGACGCGATCATTGGGCGCGAACGCTACTCACAAGAGACTGAACTCGCGCCGGATGAGTTCTACCGTGTGACCTATACCCACGACGGCACGGCCTACACGTTCGCGGCATACGACCAGTGGGAAGTGGTCGAGCTGACGTATCAGCCGCAGAGTACACCGAGTGCAAGTGCGGGAATGGTAGAGGGGAAACAAGGAGACAAGGAGAAGGGGAGAAAAGGCGGCAAGCGCTTCGTTGAGGTATTGGACGCAGCGCAGATGGAGCTGGTCGAGACTGCCGATGCGCAGGATGCGAAGCCGGATGGACCGTGGCGCATCAAGGCGATCGGAAACACGGCAGATGTTGTGAATGGAAATGGCCGGAGACGCCGGGCGGCAGTGCTTGCAGCGTCGGTCGAGGAGTTGCGCGGCCATTTGCACGAAAGCGCCGGGCAGGGCCGGCTTATTCAAAGAGGAACCACTGGTGAACCCGATCATCCTAGAGACAAGGGCAATCGGCATCCACTGCTCACCGAGACCGTGGTCAACTGGGACACGGTATCGTTCGACGGCAAGCACGTCCTGCTGGAAGGGAATTTGCTTGGCACGGCGAAGGGCAAGGACATCCGCGCTCAGATGCGGGGCGGCGTCATTCCGGGGATCAGCCAGAGGAGTTACGGTGATTCGGTCATCGTCCAGGAGAACGGTGCAAGCGTCGAGGAAGTTACACAGGAGACGATCACTGGATACGATTTCACGCGGCCGAATGACCAGAGCGACGCCGATGCCGGCGTGACGATGTTCGAGACAAGAGACGACGATGCGGCTGCGGGCCGCACTGAGGAGAATGAGGACATGACGAAAGAAGAGCTTGAGAAGTGGGTCAAGGAGCACCCCGAGCTGTTCAAGGGGATGCTGACCGAAGAGATTGGAAAGATGGGCGCGGATCAACTCAAGGCGTTCGAGGAGACCGTGCGCAAAACGATGGGAATCGCGGCTGACGCCGACCTGGGCGGGGCGCTCAGGGCAGCGATGGATGCGCAGAAGGAACTCACCGAGCGCAAGCGCATCGAGGCGCGCGACAAGGCGATCGACGAGACCGTGAAGGATCTGAAGTACGGCAAGCTCAATGAGGCGTTCAAGGCGGAGCTGGCCGAGATGGCGGCGGCCGACGACGGCTCGAAGGTGAAGGCGTTTGCCGAGTCTCTGCGCAAGCGGTACGACGCGATGCTGGCGCAGATGAAGCTGGCCGGCATGGGCTATCGCGGCCAGGGTGTGCAGGTGGTCGGACCGGTGTTGGAGAGTGAAACTGGCACGCCGGAGTTTGCGAGAGGCGCGTTCGAGTTCACCGAATCGCTGGTGAAGCGGGCGTACATCCCGCGCCGCGATCTCGCCAAGCCGAAGACGGTCAACGAGATCTTCACCGCGCAGGTGCTGGAGCGGTTCGACACGATGTACAAGGCGCACCTGTTTCACGAGAGCAAGCTGCTGGAGGAAGCCGAGCAGGTGAGTGACCTGGGCGCGACGCTGCCGTTTAGCGTCAGTCGGGCGATCATCGCGGCGGCATTCCCGATGTTGATCGCAGTCAGCGTGTTCGATGTGCAGACGACCGACCAGGCCCCGACGCGCATCTATTACGAATCGTATGCCAGCGAGACCGGCGTGGATGCAACGGTATCGACGCCGGAGGCCGTGGTCGCCGACATCGATGAATGGGTGGCGATGGCGCAGAAGCGCCTCAAGCCGGGAACGGCGGTCATCAAGGATGTCACCGATGCGATCACTTACGTCGAAGGCAGTGACTACGTGATCGACTATGGCGGCGGACGCTTCAAGGCGCTCGCCACGATCGTCCTCACGCCGGTCCCGAACCCCTCGGCCTACGGCCTGGTGGAGACCGACGCGGAGGGCAACGTCCGGCGCTTCGTCGAGAAGCCGAAGCCCGAGGACATCACCTGCGACACGATCAACGCGGGGATCTACGTCCTCGAGCCCTCGACGTTCGACCGCATCCCGCGGGACACCGCCTGGTCGATCGAGCGCAGCTTCTTCCCGGATCTGATCGCCCGCGGCGAGACGTTCGGTGTCTTCCAACTGGAGTCCGGCGGCATGCGACGCTACGTCCAGGAGCTGAAGCCGACATCGATCGGGGACCTGGCGGCGATGGTGGCGCTGTACCGCCCCGGGCCCATGCAGCACATCCCCACCTACATCCGCGCCAAGCACGGCGAGGCGGAGATCGTCTACCCGCACGATGACCTGGCGG